ACGACGAAGAAAATGGCTTTTGACCAGATAGCTACTGAAACTAGACCAATTTACAAATTGAAGAAAGATGGCTTCGGGAAAGTCGTCTCCGATAATTTGTCTCAATTTCATGATGCATGCATGAAAGGTCAAAGAACTGCAATAGTCTACAACACTTGTTTAAAAGACTTTGTAATCTCAGTTGAGAAAGTGGCTGAAGGGAAAGCTCGTGCTTTCACTGCAGCCCCAATCGAATATGTGCTAGAGCATAGACGATACATGCACGCATTTTACTGCACTCTAGCACAACTCCATGGATCACTACCACCTAAGATTGGTTTTGACCCAGCGAGTTCAGAATCCAACGAACTTTTTCGATCGTTGCTTGAAGTAGGAAACATAGGCTTTGCAGCTGACTTCAAGAACTGGGATGGTTGTGTACCACGACGATTCCAGGAGGAGGTGACCGACGTAATTAACTCCCTCTATCGAAAATTTGACGTTGAATGGCTCCCTGAGCACGATGTTGTCCGCAAGGCAATTCGTGAATCGGGATGTGAGCACATTTTGGCTACTTACGAAAGACATATCGTTGAGTATCCCGGAGGAATGCCATCAGGACAACCAGGTACTTGTCCCGACAACTGTCTCATCAACATGTTGTACCATCTATATGCATGGTCTGTCATAACTCTCGACACAGCAGAACACAATCTGCGCTCTTTTCGCCTTCACGTGCGAATGGCTTGTATGGGTGATGACGTCATTGAGACTGTCTCTCCAATTGCAAGAGAGCGAATTGGATATACCTTCAAAGCTTTTGCTAAGGTCATGGTGAGCTTAGGATTGGAAATCACACCAGCTGATAAATTATCAGATGATTTTTCCGATTTGCCGCTCGAGAAGTTGGATTTCATTAAGAGATCCTTCTGTCTGTTGCCATTGGACCCAAACAAACCTTTGATTGTCATGCCACTACATCTAGATTCAGTGAACAAGGCTATTTGCTACACGCAAAATAACACTGCTCACCACTGGTTTAGTGAACCTGACAAATACGGCTACGATGAGAAAATTCTAATCGACACTATGAGAAATGTCGCCAATGAATTAGCACTACGTGGCCCCAATGATTACGAGGCTTTTGTCAAGCACGTAAACTACCGCTGCAAACTTAACGGTTTGCAGCCCATGATTTTTGAGCCATGGCGAGTGACTTTTGAATCAATTTATTTTAAAAAGACAATACCTGACCGTGAGGCTTCATTGTCCGAAGAGGCTAAAAGCAAGATCAATCTAATCTTACCTTCTTCAAGTGTGTTAGCTAGCGTATTCAGTGCTCAAACTAAAGATGGCCC